AAGCTGATACTATAAATACAGTTATTAGTGGTGGGGAAGAAAGTATTATATTAGGTAAAAAGTCCGTAAAAAGAATTAAAGAGTGGATTAAAAAACCAAGTTTTGGAATCACATTTCCTTGGAATTGCTGGAATTTATTTTTTAGGGGTTTCCGCAAAGGAAAGTTAATTGTAGAAGGTATGTTATCTAATGAAGGAAAATCTAGAAAAATGGTAGCATTAGCAACACATATATCTTTAATAGAGAAAAAAGCTGTACTTATTATGACTAATGAAATGTCAGAAGAGGATATTGAAGCATGTAAAATAGTTACAGTTATTAATGACCCAATACATAAATTACATTTTGATTTTGACTTAAATAAAACTGAAGAAGAAATTGTACTTGGAAGATATAGAAGTGACACAACTGGTCAATTTATAATTAGAGAAATTGATGACAATGAAGATCCTTTACTAACTGACGAAGAATATGAACAGAAACTATATAATGAATCAACAGAATATAGAAATACTCTTGTTGTGGCAGAATGGATTGAAGAAAACACTAAAATATATTTTAAAGAAATGAGAGAATATGCTGATTATGATATAGAAATGGAAATTCGTAAACACGTATTATCTAAAAATGTAGAATATGTTATGTATGACACATTAAAAGGTTTCAGAACTGATGGTTGGGAGTCAATAAAGCAGACTGGTACTAGGTTAGAAGAATTAGCGAAAGAATTAATGATTGGAATTTATGCCAATTTTCAACTTACTGATGATTCAGTATATTTAGAAGTATTTGATTTAAATAGTATGAACTTAGCAAACTGCAAACAAATATTTCACGTATTAGATTATTTAGTATTAGGTAAGAGATTGTTTAGAGATGATTATGACAAATATTCCATAATAGATGACTGGGGGGGAGAAATACCTTTAGATATAAACAAAACGTATTATGGTCATAGGTTTGCTAAAAGTAGGACTGGTGGCAAAGGAAAAGTTACAGTATGTGAAGTTGATTTAGACAGAAATACATGGATTGAAGTTGGATTATTAGTGAAGAAGGGGAATAGAAATAGTGATTCAAAACCAAAACAAAGATTAGGGGCTTAGGCACTATGGAGGTAAAAGAATTATTCAAAAAGATTATTGAAAATAATGATATAGAAAAGATACTAAAAAATCTTGGTATGCACCATATTAATGATAAAGGAGAATATTTTACTTGTGGATTTCCAGATGGTGATGCCAATCATGTAGTAGTTTATAAAGATAATCTTTGGGTAAATGCTTATACTAGGGACATCTCAGATAAATATGGTTATACAAACATTATCTCACTTACTTCTTTTATAAAAAAACTATATTTTTCACAGAGTATAAAATGGATATGTGATATTTGTGCGTATAATTACTATGAAGAACCAAAAAATAAAACAGAAATGATTAAGTTTTTAGATTATATTTACGAACAAAAAAATGGTTCTAATAAGAGTGATGAAGACGAGGTAATAAACTTAAAACCTATTAATGAAGATATTTTGCAATATTACGGTAACTATGCTAATAGACTATTTTTACAAGATAATATAGATTTACGGACACAAATTGATTTTGGCTTTGGTTACGATTTAGAAACCCACTCTATTACTATCCCAATTAGAGATGAATTGAATACATTAGTTGGGGTAAAAGCAAGACTATATAAAACTTCAGAAGAACTAGAAGAGTGGGAAAGTAAGTATTTTTACTTAGTCCCATGTGCTAAGTCTAAAATATTATATGGATTAAACAGGACTATGCCATACATAAAAAGAGAAGGTTTTGTCTATGTTTTAGAATCAGAAAAAGGCGTTTCACAATTATGGTCATATGGTATAAGAAATGCAGTTAGTATTGGTTCGCATACAATATCAAAATATCAAGCAAAGAAACTAACCCACTTGGGGGTAAACTTAGTATTAGCTTATGATAAGGATGTTATGTTTAAAGATGATAAGTTTAATAAAGAACATTATGATAAAGAATGTAATAAATTTATAGAAAATCAAACAATTTATTGCTTAGTTGATGAAGATGGAATATTAGGAGAAAAGGAATCACCAACTGATAATAAAGAAAAATTTCGGAAGCTTAATGAAAATAAAAGGATATTGAGAGGAATAAAATAAATGAAATATAATGTTATTGGGAAAAATAATTATAATGCAATTAATCTATTGTATGAAATACTTGAAAATAGAGGAATAAAAGATATTGATAAGTTCCTAAATATTGATGACAGCGTTGTTACAAATCCATTTGATTTTAAGAATATGGATATAGCGGTTAAGTGTTTGTTAGAACACTTAGAAAAAGAATCTAATATATTGATTGTGGTCGATCAAGACATGGATGGGTGTACTTCATCTTCTTTACTTTACAATTACATAAAAGGTGTATATCCAAATGCTAACCTATTTTTTCAAAATCATATCAAAAAAACACATGGTATTATGTTGGAAGATTTAAAAGATGTATTGCCAACAGTCCAATTACTAATATTACCAGATGCCTCAAGTGAACAATTTAAGGAACATAAAATAGTAAAAGATATGGGAATTGATATTATAATTTTAGATCATCACAGTGTAAAAGACTATAGTGCAAATGCTATTGTTGTGAATAATCAATTGTCTAAGATATCAACTAATTTATCAGGAGTCGGAATGACTTATAAGTTCTGCAAAGCTTTAGATGAAGAATTATGGGAAGATAAAGCTGATAATTATTTAGATTTAGTTGCAACTGGTTTACTGGCTGATTATATGGATACAAAAGACTTAGAAGTACAATATTACGTTCGTAAAGGGTTAAGTAATATAAAAAGCCCTGCATTAAAAGCATTAATAGAAGCACAGGATTTTTCGTTAAAAGGAGAAATAAATCCAATATCTATAGCATTTTATATTGCTCCACTTATTAATTCTGTTTATAGGTTGGGCAAAATAGAAGATAAAGATATGATGTTTAAATCATTTGCCAATATAGACACTGATAAAGTATACGTATATAAACCCACTAGGGGGAGTAAAAAAGGAGAAGAAATTAAAGAGTCAATTCATCAACAATCTGCTAGAATGTGTGTTAGTTATAATGGAAAAAGAAAAAGATTATCTGATAAATTAATTAAACCTGTAGAAGATCAAATTAACCTAGATAATAAAATAATATGTGTTAAGGTTAATAAAGAAGAATCGGAAGGCATGTCAGGACTATTAGCAAATTCATTATTAGGAAAATATCAGAAACCTTCAATTGTATATTCAATTAATGAAAAGAATGAGATTCGAGGTAGTATGAGAGCAAATACTGGTGACTTTAAAGACAAATTACAAAAGACTGGATTGTTTGTTTTTGTGGCAGGGCATCAAGACGCTGCTGGAATACAAATTAAAGAACATTGTTTAGATGGTATAGATAATAAACTTAATGAATTCTTTAAAGATGAGACATTTGAAAAGATTTATAGTGTAGATTTTAAAATACCATTTGAAGAAATTTCGTTTGAATTTATAAAAGATATTTGTGACCTAAAATACATATATAGTACAAATATTCAAGAACCATTAATTTATATAGAAAATGTAAAAGTAAGTACACAAAATATTAAGTTAATGGGTGAAGGTAAAAATACTATAAAGATTGAGACAAATGAGGTTGATTTTATTAGATTTAAAAGTAATAAAGATATGTACAGTAATATGGTAGACTGGAAAGATGAGGTAATATTAAATATTGTTGGTAGAGCAAGTATTAATGAGTATAATGGAAAACTTACTGGGCAAATTTTTGTTGATGAATGGGAAGTTGTCGAAGATATAAATAATAACTAGGAAGTGATTTTTTGACCAGACCAGAATATAGGACAGATTTGCATATTCATTCATATTATAGTTTACTTGATGGTTTATCAAGTCCTACAGATATTATTAAAAATGCAGTCAGTAAGGGTATGAAAAGCATAGCCCTTACTGACCATGGATTTCTTGGAGGTATGGCAGAATTCTTTTTACAAGCAAAAAAGAGTAATATTAAACCTATTTATGGTGTAGAAGTATATGAAACTTCCGACACTTTAAATAAAGACAAGGATAATAGATATTACC